CTATTTAGAAGATAAAGTTTTAGATCATGTTTTTGGCGGATCTGCTTATACTGCACCATCTACTTTATATGTAGCTTTATATACTGTTGCACCAACTGATACAGGCGGTGGAACTGAAGTATCTGGTGGCGCGTATGCAAGACAAACTGCTACATTCAATGTATCTGGCACAAATCCAACTACAGCAACTAACGCAGCAGCGATTGAATATCCTACAGCTACAGCAGATTATGGCACAGTAGTAGCAGTTGGTATTTTAGATGCTTCAAGCGCAGGCAATCTGTTAGCTTATGCAAGTTTAACAGCAAGTAAAGTTGTATCTAGTGGAGATGTGTTTAGATTTGATGCTGGTGATCTCGACATTACATTAGCATAAGAACATGGCCTCAGTAGGCTATGGTGAATATACTTACGGGAAATCCCATTATGGATCTCCCGTTTATCATTTTGGTGCAGCGACTGCATCACAAACATCTGGTTTTACAGCAGAATCATCAGTAAAGAGATTTGGTAGTGC